CGAGCTTATCAATATTATCATCCTCCATTGTATTTGTAGTTGAAACATCACCTAATCTATCTTCTAGATTTTGAATATGGTGAATCATTTCATGTGAAAATGAACGTACTATATCCTTTGGATGTCTACCTTCAGTATATAATATTATAGTTTGTGTTTCAGGATTATAATATGCAGTTTTACCAAGAAATTCACGTGCATTTTCATTATCCCCGTTTATAAATTTAACTTTAGGTAAAGGTTGAATATTCATACCTTTAGCTAACATATGTTTAGTTAATTCTAATATTTTTTCCTTAATGTTTATATCTTTAGAATATGAAGCATTTTCATTTAAAGATTGAGATAAATTTATTCCAGATAAGGTTTCTATGATTTGATGATCTAGAAGTTGGTTTTTAAATTTAGAAGGTAATGTTGTAAATTTTCCTTTAGTTAATTTATTAGTTAACCAACCTAATAATACATTACCTGAGGCTCCTAATATAGGGAATGTTATTGCTACTCCACTAGTTTTAAGAATGTCTGTAAAGTTTTGTTTGAGTTTTTCTTTTTCTTCAGGGGTAAGATCTTCTTTTCTAAGGTATTTTATGACTAGGGACCCAAATCCTTTAAAATCACCTTTTTGATCTTTAAACGCTTTTGTAAAGTTTTTACTTAATTCTTTAGCTCTACTTGCTACTTTTTTTATAGCATTTTCTTGAATAACTGTTTGAACATATGTAAAAATAAGATTTTTTTCTTCATCTGTTAATTCTTTAGGAATAAATTGAAAGAATTGTTCTTTAGATATTTTAGCAGCTTCTCTAGCTTTAGTGCCACTAACCCCACCTGTTGTTGTTATGTTTTTTACTTCAACATGATCACCATATTTATCAAAAAATTCTTTTCTTTTAACAAAGTCTTGTGCATCCTCATCATTATCATCTCTAGAACCTATAAAGACTAATGATTTATGATCAGTATTTTCTTTAATATAATCTTTTACATATGTTAAAGGTGATGAATCTGCTTTAACTATTTCAACTTTATCACCTAAATATTTTTTATATATATTCCAAACTGAATATGATTCATCTTGAGAGATTCCATCACGAATACCTTTCCCAATTATAATATAAAATTTATCTATGTCAGGGAATTGTTCAAGAGATTTTTTAACTACCGCAAAATGTCCTTTAGTTGGTGGTTTAAATCCACCTCCATAAAAACCAGTTATGTAGTTTTCTTGTTCTAATAATCCTACTAATAATGATTTAGATAATCTATTCATGAAGTAAATTTAGTGATTAGAATAGGTAACTCATTCATACTTATTGGGTCAAGAGAAGCTTGTATTCTATCAAAAGATTGGGATAATTCTTCTATTGATTTTTCTACTGCTTGATCTGTTTTAGCTCTTTGCTTTTCTCTTTTTTCTAATTCTTCAGGAGATAATTCTGAGTCGTCTTTTCTAAAAGAGGATTGGTATTCTCCAGTAGCCATTAAATCATCAAAATATTCTTTGAGTTTACCTTGGTTTTGGGCTGTTTGAAAGGCTTCAATTTGTTCCTTTTCTTCTGTGGAGGATGGAGGTGATGTAACTAACACAAAATTATCTCCAAACATCTTTTTATAATCTTCAATTAGATTATATACTTTAACCCATGTACTAATAATTCCAATAAGGGGAACTTTTCTTTCTCGTTTATAATTTCTTAAAAATGAAACTATAGGATGTGCATATACCATTAACATCATAACATCATACCCATTTTCTTTTAATTCATCTACTAAGGGTTTTAATGTTTTTAAATTTGATGCTGTTGTATCATAAATAAAGTTAACTTTAGATTCTATTGCTTGAGGTAAATCCTCTTTTTTTATTTTAGCTGATGCTCCTCCTAGATTTCCATATAGAGGTGAATCTTTATCTTCAACATACTTATCGGCATTTAGATTTTTAAACCCAGAAAGTTGTGAATCAATTGATTTTAATGTTGAAGATTTACCTACAGAAGCTCCTCCAGCCATTATAATAGCTTTAGGTTTATTTTGTATTTCTTTTAAAAGTTGTATTAAGCTTACCATGGTTATAAATATTATAACTTTCGTTTCACTTGAGTTCTAAATTGAGTAAAAACAGGTTTATGGGTTGGGTTTTCTAGATCAAATAATTTTTTAACTGTTTTAAAAATATCAAGATTTTCTTCTTGTGTACGAGATGATTCATACATTTCCCATCCTTTACCTTGCATTTTACCAGTTGCTCCTTTACGTTTATTAGATTTTAACCAAAGAATACCGTAACGGTCTGCTTTTTTACCAAAACATTCCTTATACATTTGACCATAAACCGCTGTTTGCAAATCATATGTTGTTTGAAGATGATTAGAGGTTTTGAAATCAATAACCCATAATTCACCATTAATCTCACATACCATATCACAAGTACCTGCTACTTTTAATTCATCTGAAAATAAATGTACTTCGGTTTCAATTAATGTAGGGGTGTATTCTTCCCACCATTCAACAAAACGTAGAAACATTTGCCAAATATCAGGATGATAAATAGGACGATCATTTATCCCTAAAAAATTTAGTTCTTCTCCATTTAAATATGCTTCACACATCTCATGTACTTGGGTACCTTCTTCACCTGCTTTTTTAACAATGTAGTCTGATGAATAACCTACTTTTTTAAGCCAATCTTCAAAAAATTTACCTTTAGGATAAGTTCCTAAAACATAAGTTACAGATGGATAATACTCACCATTACGTCTATAATAGCGTGAGTCAGGCATTGTAATTTGCTTAGCATCTTCTGAGATTTCTAAGATTCTGTTGTAAGATTTTTTAATGTTTTTTTTACTCATATTAGAGATAATTTTTTTTCCATTAATTTATATTGTGTTAATGGTTGGGTAGTTTGAATTAGTTTTGTAAAAGATTCAAATCCCATTTCACTTGGGTCTTTCCCGGGTAATACAACCAAATAAACTTCTTTACCAATGTTTAATAAATGTTCACAAAATTTGAGTGATTGTTTCATTGCATCTTGATCTAAAGCAATGTATATTTTAGTTACTGTAGAAGTAACTATTTTTTTCATTAAGCTATTTTGTATATTTTTTCCTAATAAGGGAATACTATTTCTTTTAATAGCTATTGCGTCAAATGGGCCTTCACATAATATAATTGGTAATTTCCAATTTATCATATTTTCAAAAGGAACTATATCCCTAGAAATATCAGGGTTTTTATATTTTAGGAATGAATCTTTTTTAAAGGAACGTGATGTAAAATAGTTTAATTTACCATCTGAATTATATGAAGGAATGATAAGCATATTACTATATGGTCCTCTTTCACAGTATCCAATATTATATTTTAAAATATCTTCTTCTGTTAGGTTTCTTTTTTTAAGATAATTTAAAGCATGTTTAGCTAAAATATTATCATTATCTAATATAGGTAAATATTCTTGGGGTAATTCTACTTGAGAAGGTATAGTAATTTTTTCACGAACCCAATCCCTTGATTTAGTTAATTTTTTTAATTCATTTATTTGGTCTAAAGTAGCTTGTGTTTGGTTAAATAGAGTTTTTAATTTACGACCTCTTTTATCACAAGCCCAACAATGCCATGGGTTTTTCCCTTCTTTATTCTCAGTAAAATTAATTTCTAATTTTGGTTTATGATGATTGCAAAAAGGACAATGGTATGCTACATTACCTCTTGATGTTCTTTTCCCATTTCCTAAAACCCTACCTACTAAATCTATTAATAGTTCATTTATCATAATATATAATATAAAAAAAGGTTTTTAGACATCAAAGTCTTTTGTAAAAAACTTTCCTAATATATTATTGTTAATCCATTCTTCATTTTCTAACACACCATATATAAACTGATATTTACATTCAAAATAGGTAAGTAATTTTTTATTAGGGACAAAATGGATTATCTCACGTGTAAATTCTTCTTGCTTACCTTCTTTAAGTTTTTGTTTAATAAACTCTTCTGAGCCGTAATAGGTTTTCCAATCTGATTCTTTGATTATTTGTTTAGTAGTTTTAGTTCTACCTCTTGTAACAGGTTGTTGAGCAAGTTCTTTTTTACCTAATTTTTTATTTAAAGTATGAAAAAATGATTTTTTACCTAAATATTTTTTACCTGTAGGAATATGAGTAGTAATATATATAAATCCAAAGGGATTTTGTTGTATATCTTCCAAGGAAGATATTTCTTTGTTTTGATATAACCAATACATTTTATAAATCTAAGTTAATAAGAATAGAAGTATCAGTTGTATCTGATACTCTTAATGGTTGGGAGAGTTTTGCTATTGCTAGTAATTCTTTATTATTATTATATAGTCCAATAGAGGTAACATATGGTGTAAAATAAGAACCTGTAGCAAAATCATATAAAATTCCAGAATTAGAGCTTCCTGAGATTAGGGTTGGGTTTTGACTAAAGTTAAATTCGTTTTCTCTAAGAGTACATTTATATTGAGATTCATATATTGTTAAGGTACTATCGAAGGAGCAGGATAAGTTAGTTGAATTTATAAAAGATTGGATAAAAGCAGAATCACTTACACCATAACTACCTGTTCCATAAGTAATATACCCATACCCATCTTGTTGTGGTATACCATCATTTGTAAGAGTTATTATTCCATGAGAATATATAACATCTCCTACTTTTAAACTACTTGTTATCAAATTTCCTTCCCCATCATCATATAAACTACTTGTTCCATTAGATAAAGTTACAGTACCTGGTTTTAGAGTTTCCCCATATTTGTTTGATGGGATAGATATAACTCCTATAATATCTCCAGATCCAGTAGGATAGTATCTATCTGCTAAAAGGGTGTTTGGTAAGTAGTTGTATGAATTTGGAGTATAAGGTAAACCTGTTATAGTACCATCATCATTGAAAGAAGCAGTATTGATAGGGGAGCCATCACTGTTCTCAAGATAGTTGTAATAATATAGTTCACGAATTGATCTATATACTAAAAATTTATCTTGTGTAGATATATAACCCGTAGAAGTTGATCCTGAAGACCATAAAGAAGGGGAAGTGTTTTCCCCTTCAAAAATATCAATACCTGAACCTGTTAGTTCTGCTATCCCTTTAAAAGAAAACGATTTGTTTACTTTAAAAGGAGATAATATAACATCTGCAGTTGTAAAAGGTTTAAAAGCACTCATCCAAAGTTTTTATTTATTTCCTATACAGGAAAATGTACTAAAATTTTTTTAGTATTAAAAATCAAGTTTTACTCTAACTAAAGTTTCTTTAGTAAAATCTTTAATTAAAGGTCTTGATAATTTAGCTACTGCTAACAATTCGTTTGAATCATTATACATTCCTACAGTTGTAATGTATGTTTGAGGATTATTTATAAAATCAGTGTAAATAACTTCACCTGTTGACCCAGAGATAAAAGTTGGGTTTTCAGTATAATTAAATTCTGAGTTTCTTGCTCTAACAAACACATAATCTGAAGTGATGGTTTCTTGGGAATTTAGGGTAAAACCTAAACTATTATTAGCAGCTGAAGCACTTATAGATGTAAATAAAGTGGAATTGTTTGTTCCATTAGCTAAACCAACTGTTCTATCTGCAGTAACTCCAATAGATTCATTAATAGCATAAGGATTTAATAAGATAGTTCCTAATTCAGGAAATACTAATCCATAAGATCCAGAACCTGCTACATACCCTCCTCCTGAGATTGGGGTACCATTAGATCCAGATACTAGTTGGTATACTCTAGAAGTTCCTAAAAATGTATTTACAGAAACAGCATTTGAATTATCTGTTAATTTAATTATACCTGATGATCCAGATAGATGTAAGTTAAGAGAACCAGGGAATAATGATTCTTTATATCTTGCTCTTTCTAATGAAAGTACCCAAAAATTTGATCCTGTTATTACATTAGTATCAGTTCCGAAAAAGAAATTAGCATTTTCATCTTCTAAAATTAAAGATCGATATTGACCATATATTGTTTTAGAAGGTGTATTTGCAGGAACTGAGGGGTTATAAGCTGTACTTCCACTACCACCTGCATCAGCATAAGCAATATCAAATTGAACAGCAGCATTTGTATTTGATGATGCTGTTTGATAAACTGAGAGATAGAAATCTCCTGAGGAACCTGCTTCCTGGATTGAAGAAGTATAAAATTCTGTTATTGTTGGGGTATCTGTAGACCAAAGAGTAGAAGTAATTGAATCACTACTTACTACAAAATCTTCAGCATCTAATCTTTTAAAGCTCATTTATTAAGAT